TGATGCTCGCGGTTGAGCGCGTCGATCTTCTGCGAGTCGATCGGACGGCCCGTCTGCGCGGCAGACGCGAGTTCGGCGAGCGAGTAGGAGACGCCCTCGCCCCACGGAATCAGGGGCAGCGTCACCTTTCCGATGTCGATGTCCATCTCGGCGATCTCGGTTGACTTCTTGCCGATGAAGCTGCGCTTCTGACCGATGGCAATTGTGTTGCCGGGACCGCTCGGCGTGCCGAAGGTGGACTGAGTGAACGAGGTCACTTCGTCGCCCAATGTCACGTCATCGCGCAGCGGCACGTCGCGATCCCAAGAGATCGAGCTGAGCGGCTGGTGCAGCGTTTGGTCGAGACGTTCCAACTCGCCGACGAGGAATGCGCCGGAGGTGTCGACCGTCTTTCCGTCGCGGGTTTTTGCAGCAACGGGCAACTTGCCGCCCGGATGGTCTTGTCCGGCCATCAGCGCAAGCAGATTCGCACCGTCGAGAACTTTATCGCGGGTAATCATGGGTTCAGGTGGCTCCTTTTGGGCCAAGATTTTTACTGCGGGTGCGGCTGATTGCCGGATTACAGGTTGAAGGCGAGTTCGGTCGAGCCGGTAGAGTCGCCGGGACCGTTGAAGTAGGCATTCGGAACCGGGATCGTCGAGAATGTCACGGTCATGTCGAAGCCGTCGCCGGCGACGAATGCAGTGCCACCCGCGGTGATGGTGAAGCCAAGTCCGGCGTCAGAGTAGGCGACGGCAGTCTGACCGTCTGCGAGCTGCTTGCCGTTCGGATCGACCACGGTGAAGTGGGTAGCGTCCGAGAAGCGAACCTGATAGACGCCGTTCATGCCGATAGCGGCGTTGATGGTCGGACCCGCCGAGACGGTGCCGTTGCCGGTGTTGCCGCCACCTTTAATGGCGCTCGCAACGGCTGCAGCAGCCGCGTTCTCGAATCCGCCCTGGACGTGAGCGCCGGTCGAAGGAGCGCACCACACGTAGACCTTGTCGGCCTTCGTCGCGGTCGGCGCCTGCGCCGAGTTCAGATAAATCTGGATGAATCCGGCCCGCAGAGTGTCCATCACCGAGTTCGGAGCGACGGCAGTCAGCGCGGCCAAAGCCTGAGCGCCGAAGTTGGTCGCCGACGCAGGCTGGAACGGGAAGTTCCCAACAGCGACACCGCTGATCCCGATTTGGCTGGAATCGGTGGCGAGAATTCCGCGCACGGTGTTGTTGATGGTGTTCAGAACCGCGAGCCCATAGAAGGGAACGGGGTTCGTCGCGTCGTTCATGTCGGGCGTGATTCGCGGCAGCGGCGTCGAGCGAGTGATGCGCCCGATGAATCCGTTCGCGGACTGAGCCAGGAACGAGATGTCGCGAGTGCGATGGCGACCAACAAACTCGCCGTTCTTCCCACGAGGATGACGGCGAACGAAGAAGTACAACGCCACTATCATGATTGCGACGGCGATGTACGGCAGGCAGAGCAAGAACATAGATTTGTCTCCCGTTTTGGAATTGGGTTGGGTGAGGTTGGAGCACACGACGGCGACCGGCGCTCGCGGACTTGTCGCATGCACCGATCGCCTTCGTGTTGCCGTCGCGTTTACTTCTTGTCGGACCAGCGCGCTTTGGAGGCGGCCTTGAACTTGTCCATCGGCGACACGTTGTCCTGTGTCTTGTTCTGCGTCTGCGCAGCATCGACGGTGAGTCGTCCGTTGTTGCGGTTCGCCTTCATGGCGGCGACGCCGTTGAAGATAGTCCGGACTTGACCGCAGGACATTTTCAGAATCTCGGCGGAGTCGAGAGCCCGACCGCGAACGGTCTTGACGATCTCGGCAGTCTCGGTGTCCTGCGTCGCCTGCTGGAGAGCCTTGCGGCGCAGCCCGCAGTGGCAATCGCGGAACGTCTTCTTGGGATCGGCCTTGGCGTCGAACGTCGGCATCTGAATGCCGGGGGCGATGATCTCAGCTTTCGCCTTGATGTCGTTGAACGAGTCTTCAAGCAGAGCCGAGTCCCGCGCCTTGCGAGCGTCGGCAGTGCCGGTCTCCTCTTCCATCTCCTCTTCGTCTTCGTCCTCGTTCTTTTTCTTGCCCTTAGCCTCTTCCTCTTCCTCGTCCTTGGCCTTGTCCTTGACGAGTTTGCCAACCGCGTCGGTCAGCTTGGTGATCGAGTCCCGGACTTCTTTCTTGAATTCCTCGTCCTTCGCTTCGATCTCTTTCTCTTTCGCTTCGGCCTCGTCGCGCTCTTTCTTTTCGCGCGTCTTCTCGGCCTCCTCTTCCTCGTCGCGCGCCTTGTCCAGTACACGGCGCAGTTCGGCGTCGTCCTTTGTTCCGGCGAGTGCATCAAGGACACGCTGCAAGCGGCTTTTCATTGGGTTCTTCTCCTCGTGTGCGTGGTCCCTGACTGCGCAGCTCGAACCGCAACGACCGGCTGGCACCAGTGCCACATGGTTGATGTAGTAGTTGCGTTGTTCCCCGTGTCCCGGCCCCGTCTGGTAGTAATCGGCGTCGTAACCGAGGGAAACTTCGCGCATGTTGAGATCGATCTCGCGAACGGCCTCCGGTGTGTAGACCATCAAGTCGCAGACCGACTCGTCGCGCTGCTCGCCCGTTCCACGGCGCATGTTGAACATCACGCCGTGCGTGAGCGCGCGCCAGTTCTCGGGCGAAACATCTTCCTCCGGGTGCAGAATGACAAGCGATTTCCCGTTGCCGCTCTCCAGCGTTTCGGGGCGGAACACCTCTTCGGGTGTGCGGGTAATGTGAATGAGTCCGTCCGGACCCGGCTCGATGCCAGTGCCTTCGTCGGGACCGTAAACCTGTTCGCCGGTGCGCGATACCGAGACGTTGCGAAAGAGCGTGAACCCTTCCTTGGTCATCTCGCGGTTCGGGCCCAGCTTGAGAATCGTGTTGAATCGCATCGATGCTCCTAGTTGGTGCCGAATCGATCAGGAATGATCGGCTCGGGAAAGCAACGGCAGTTCGCGAATTCCCCGCAGTGCGCCGTGTAGTTATCGAGCGTCGGCGGCTTGTCCCACGGCACGAGGTTGCCTTCCATCTTGCGATGGCTCGGCCGAACTGCTCCGTCCTTCGACGTGCGCCAGATGTAGCCAGGTGAACCGATGTGCTCGGCGCGCGCCTTGGTGATCGCCGTGGCCGTTGTCGAGACGCCGGTACGGGCGAGCATCTTCGCCGTCGCGAGACTCACGCGACCGCTCGCAAGGATCTCCTGCTGAATCTCCTTGGCTCTCGTCGATGTCGTCACAGCCTCGGTGGTCAGCTTGAACAGCCGTTCTGCTGCCTTCCGGGGCAGTGACGTGATCTCCTGAACGCGTTCCTGCAAGGCCTGTCGCATTGCCGCGCCCGTTGGGGCACTCGCGATCTCGCGGCGAAGCGTCTGCCCGATCTCGCGTGCATGTTGTTCCCATGCCGTCGCGTCGCGTCGTGACACATCGGCAACCATGCGGCTGACGACTGATTCGCCCCACGGCGTCAGAATGTCGGCGTATCGATTGAGCGTGGACGTCAGTGCACCGATATCGGTGACGACTCCCTCCGGAGCCATACCGCGAACGATGTGGCTGATCTGGCGGGCGACCTGGGCGAGCTGCCGCTGGTAGTACCGTTCGGCCTTGCGTCCGGCAAGGAACCGTTCGCGAGCGAGACGGCGTGCCTTGCGCAGATTTAGGAACGACTGGCGTAGGGGCGTCGTTGCGTCTCTGATCATCGCGATACCCCCCCGAGAGATCGCAGGGATTTTCCCCGTCCCGCCTTCGGGGGTCGATAAGAAGATGAGATTGATAGCCCCGAGTCGAATGACCGGTTATGGCGCGAACTTGTGCGAAGGAATGCGTCTCTGTCGAACAGCTAATACTTGGCCAAACGGCCACGCACTAGCTGAATTCCAGAAGTTGCATGGATAATGGGCAGGAACAGTGAAGCTGCTCTATCCCGCCGAATCGAGAGGATTTCTCGCGCCTTCGCAGCGGAATCATGGTAGCTTCAAACAGCGCAGTTTGCCGATCCCAGCTTCGACGTGGCGTCCTGGGGGAGGAGCCACGTCGATGCAAGGCCAGCTGCGCAGTTCGTTTTACCTGTGACAAATTATGGGCCACCGCCTTCCCCGCGAACTCCTCGACGAGTTGCGGACCTACCTGAAGCACTTCGATGAAACCGGCCACCTCGGAGAGACCGAGACCGTTGAAGAAATCAGACGCCGCCTCCGCGTCCGCATCGCCGAAGTAGAGGCTGAACTCAGAAACACAGGACAGAGCGAAGGTCCCCCGAATCCGAATTACCCCCACTAAGAAGACCGTAGATACAACCCAACTAGACCTATAGCTGTCCCACGGAGGAGCATTACGCTCGTTTAGACCTTGATGTTACGCATTGGCGATTTCAGGTTACAAACGGCTCCGGCCTTGTCCGATTGAGAAGACACTCGACTCTCAAGAAGCCCTATGATGTCGGCAATGGAATACCACGGCGCGGGATTTTGCTGAGAGGTCTAAATGGTGGACAAACTGCCGATTCGGCATTCGTGCCCATTTTGCAAGGCCGAGCCGGGAAAGCCTTGCAAGAATGCCGCAGGGCGAAGATTGTTGGGATTTCACCGCCACCGCTACCTTAGTAAGAAACCCCCGGATATAGAGAACCCGACTCGCGACCTAAACCACTTCGAAAAGCCATCTGCGCATTGAATGAAATGGCGGGCAGGAATTGGTGAGAGCCAACAGGAGAGTTCCCGATGGCCCGGTACAGTTGGATTCAGACGCTCAAGAAGTTTATGTTCCGGCGTTCCCGCAGTCGCTTTTGGAAGGCGGAGTGCCGGGGATTGTTTATTAGGATTAGGACTCCTGATCAGGGCTCAGAACGGCAACACGAATCATCAGAGAGATTGAGCATGAGCCACCGTTCTTCCGTTGAGTTGCTCGAATACGCGAGGTTGACTCTGCAACTGATCGAGCGGCACCCTCATAGCGAAGAAGATGCTCACCTCGCAAGCGAACTCAAGTTTTCCCTTGAACGGTATATCGAGGAACTTGAACGGGAGTGCGTCTTTTGCAGGTCGGGAGCTTCGCCGCTTTCGCCTTGCTTAAATCCACAGACAGATCCAACTGAGCAAAATTGGGCAGATTCTCTTGGCGGCTGAGGGTACACCTATCTCATGGCCGAAGGGATACGAATACTAACCACCAAGTCCGATGGTGATGATGGGTTGATCGTGACGTTCTCAGATGGAACGACTGGCGCGTATGTGGTTGAGGAATTACTGGCACTCAGGACCGTGCGAGAACGATCAAGAATCCAGGACAGTGAAACGACCCAGAATGGGAAGGTCGAATTCAAGGCCAGTGGATTCCTAGTATGAAAACGGATATACGGCGGAGAGACCCCAACCGATTTTCTAAAATGCTGCAAGCGCGGATCGCTCAAGCCGACCAGCAGCGCATCCCCATTGAAGTCGCTCCGCTTGTAGCGATCCCCCAACCTGTATCAAGAAACGCAGTGCTGCCTCGACCACGGAGACCGAAGGGAAT